TAACACCAACACCAACGGTTACGATGACTAAGACACCGACTCAAACACCGACTCATACACCAACACCATCATTTCAATATATTTTATTCCAAATTGTATCTTGTTGTGATAAGAAAGTTAAATATATGATGTTACCTATAAATTTTTTACCTGGAACATCAATATTAAATACTTTTGGAGAATGTTATGAAATAGTTTCAAAATCACCAATAAAAACATATGTAACAGATTATTGGAATCACGGTACAACATATCTTGATTGTAAATTATGTATTAAATACAATACTTGTACTCCACCGGTACCACCATCATTTATATCTGTTTGGGTTATAACAGTACCATCAGAATTAATTGTCTTACCTTATGAATCAGGAGGATGGTATAGTGGAATAATTGATTGGGGTGATGGAACAACATCTACAAACACTTACGATAATATAGAACATATATACACAACTCCTGGAACATACACCATAACTATAACTGGAGTATTAATTGGTTGGTCATTTGGGGTTAACTCTTTTAGTTCGTTCAAAATATATGAGGTTTTACAATGGGGTTGTTTAAGATTAGGTAATAGTGGTGGTAATTTTGAATCTTGTAGTAATTTGATATTATCAAATGTTACAGATGTTTTAAATTTAACAGGAACAAATAATTTATCTTATACGTTTGGGTATTGTAATAATTTAACAACAGTTCCTTTTATAAATTCCTGGAACACATCAAACGTAACAAATATGCAAGGTATGTTTGTTGAGTGTTATAATTTTAATGACGACATATCAGGTTGGGATGTTAGTAATGTTACAGATATGGGAGCAATGTTTGATAACACTTATTTATTTAATCAACCAATCGGTGTTTGGGATGTATCAAATGTTCAATCTATAAGTTATATGTTCTTACAAAATACCGTTTTTAACCAAAATTTAAGTTCTTGGAATGTTGGTAATGTTACTAATATGAAAGGGACTTTTAATGGTTGTACATCATTTAATAACGGAGGTTCGCCAATGATTAGTGGTTGGACCACTTATAACGTTACAGATATGGGTGATATGTTTGCGTCAACACAATTCAATCAACCAATTGGTTCTTGGGATGTTTCAAATGTGACTACTATGAATCAAATGTTTAATAGTAGTTCATTTAATAACGGTGGTTATCCATCTATTAGTGGTTGGTCAACGTCTAATGTTACAGATATGTCAGGTATGTTTTTATCAACACCTTTTAATCAACCAATTAATTCTTGGAATGTATCAAACGTTACTAATATGACTTCAATGTTCTATAACGATATATTATTTAACCAACCATTAAATAATTGGGACGTTAGTAGTGTTACAAATATGATAAATATGTTTAATCAAGCATCAGTGTTTAACCAACCTCTAAATTCTTGGGATGTGGGTAGTGTTACTAATATGAGTGGTATGTTTAGTCAAGCTACATCATTTAACCAAAATATTGGTTCTTGGAATGTGGGTAATGTGACTAATATGTCGTCTATATTTAATACAGCATCAAATTTTAATCAACCTTTAAATTCTTGGAATGTGGGTAATGTGACTAATATGGGCAGTATGTTTAGAGATGCTTACCTATTTAATCAAGATATTGGTGCGTGGAATGTGTCTAAGGTTACCGGTATGAGTCTTATGTTTCAAGGGTTTGCCTCCTCACATACATTTAATAACGGTGGTTCACCATCAATCAGTGCTTGGACACCATCATTAGTTACCAGTATGTTTGGTATGTTTAACGGAAATGCGGCGTTTAACCAAAATATTGGAAATTGGAATGTTAGTAAAGTTACTGAATTTGGTGGAATGTTTTTAATTTCATCATTTAATAATGGTGGCTCACCATCAATTAGTGGGTGGACAATCAATACTTCAAGTAATGTTAGTATGTATTGGATGTTTAGAGCCGCAACTCAATTTAACCAACCAATTGGAAATTGGAATGTTTCAAAGGTTAACGTGATGGAGTCTATGTTTCACGGAGCGACAAATTTTAACCAAAATATTGGTGGTTGGAATGTCAGTGGGGTTACTAATTTTACAAATTTTATGGCTTTGAAAACTTTTAGTGATTATTCAACAACAAACTTAGACGCGATTTACAATGGTTGGAGTTCGTTACCATCTGTTCAGACCGGAAGAAACATTACTTTTAACACAATTAAATATACTGCGGCCGGTTCAGCCGGTAAGGCAATTCTTCAAGGAACATATGGTTGGACAATAACCGATGGTGGAATATAAAAATTAAAATTTAAAAAATATGGCAGAAATTAATTACCCTTTAGAAAAAACATATTTCATTGCATATAATGAAAACGATGATAATGTTCATTATGGAACAATTGATACGGACCAATGTATGGTAACAGGAAAAGAAAATGTTTATACAACAACGGTAGAACAAGAATACATTGATGAGTTATTAAACCATAACATCAATTATGAAGATAGTTTACCAAGTTCGGGTTTAACAATTAATATTTCGTAACCTCCTGATTTACCACTAAATTTAGTATAATGTTATTTATCTTTTTATAAAAAATATTATTTTTCTAATAAAAAGATATTAAATGAAGATATTTGTACAGATAGCATCTTATCGTGACCCCCAACTTATCCCAACAATTAAATCAATGTTGGAGAATGCAAAAAAACCTAAAAATTTAGTAATCGGAATTTGTCGTCAATATCATCCTGAGGATGGGTTTGATGATTTATCGGAGTATGCTAAAGATAAACGATTCAGAGTTGTTGATGTCCTATATACAGAATCAAAAGGTGTATGTTGGGCAAGAAACCAAGTTCAACAATTATATAAAGGTGAAGAGTATACCTTACAAATTGATTCTCATATGAGATTCGAAAAGGATTGGGATGACACCTTAATCAAAATGATTAAACAACTTCAAAAGAAAGGATTTAAGAAACCTTTATTAACCGGATACGTTTCCTCATTCGACCCGGATAATGACCCGGCAGGTAGAGTTAATGAGCCTTGGAGAATGGTCTTTGATAGATTCATTCCCGAAGGTGCGGTTTTCTTCTTACCTGAAACAATTCCGGGATGGGAAAAATTAACCGAACCGGTTACTTCACGATTTTATTCAGCACATATGGCATTTACCTTAGGACAATTTAGTGTTGAGGTTCAGCACGACCCTGAGTTTTATTTTCACGGAGAAGAGATATCGATTGCCGTTAGAGCATTTACTCACGGATATGATTTATTTCACCCACACAAAACCGTAATTTGGCACGAATATACTCGTAAGGGTAGAACCAAACAATGGGATGATGATAAAGAGTGGGGTAAGAAAAATGAATTATCTCATAAGAAGAATCGTCAACTATTTGGAATGGATGGTGAAGAAGTTACTTTGGATTTTAGTTATTATGGTTTTGGAACCGAAAGAACTTTAAGAGATTATGAAATTTACTCCGGGCTTAAATTTTCAAATAGAGCAGTTCAACAATATACATTAGATAAACACTACGCACCTAATCCTCAAATATTTGAAACCGAGGAAGAATGGTTGGCAAGTTACGCAAGTATCTTTAAACATTGTATTGATATTGGATTTAGTCAGGTTCCGGAAAAAGATTATGATTTTTGGGTTGTTGCATTTCACGATGAAAATGATGAAACAATATTTAGAAAAGATGCTGATATTAACGAAATTAATATGATGATGAACGACCCTGATGGGTATTGTAAAGTTTGGAGAGAGTTTCAAACAACACATAAACCAAAATATTGGGTGGTTTGGCCGCACAGCACATCAAAAGATTGGTGTGAAAGAATAACGGGAAATTTGTAATCTTAGATGTTAGATATAGATAAAATAAGAAAGGTTGTTGTAAATCTTAAAAGAAGAACAGATAGATTAGAAAATTTTGACCAAGAAATGAGTTATATTGGTTGGGATTATGAAATTTTTGAAGCAATTGATAAGGGTAGTTATATTGGTTGCGCATTATCACATCAAGAAATACTAAAAGATTTTTTAAAAACAAATGACGATTATCTAATGATTATTGAAGATGATTGTTATTTTATGCCATACGCTAAAAATCAATTAGAAAAATCACTAAAAGAATTAAATGATATTGAGTGGGATTTTTTTCATTTAGGTCCGAGTATTAATTGTCCGGTTAATGATTTTTCAGAAAATTTATTAAACTTATCAGAATTACCTGAACAAGAACCTCATCACAGAGGAATATATAATACAGTTTGTTACATAACTAATAGAAAGTTCGCCAAAAAAGTTTTAGATTGGGAGATAAATAATCAGAAAGCTATTGACCAATTTTTTTACGAAGATATTTACAAAATTTTAAAATGTTATGCACCATCAATACCTATTGTAACACAAAAAAATGGTTTTTCAGATATTAATAATACAGATGATAATAACCATTATTTGATTACCTATAATTGGAATTTATATACTGAGAATAAAATTAGTAATTTATATTACGATATAGATTATTGTGAGAAAGAAAAAAAATATCCTGAAAAAATAATCAAACCAAATAATAAAATATTTGAAAATACTCATAAATCATTAGAGATTAATTTACCATTATTAGATAGTAAATCTGAATATAGTGTTAAATTTATTACCGCAATTTATTCTAATTTATACGGAACAGAATTAGGTGGAAGACCTAATAGACACGGACATTATCGATGGAGTTTATTATCAATATTAAAAATGACTAATGCCGATTTTATTTGTTATACTTCAGATGAGGAATTTGATGGTTTAGAACAATTTTTTTATGAAGAAAATAATATTAATCGAGAAAAATTACAAATAGTTAAATTTAACCTATATGATAATGAATTTTCTGAAATAATTAATCAATATAAAGATATTGAAGGTATTAAGAGAGGTGATAGATGTATTGAAATTCAATATATGAAATTTATTTGGTTTTTAAGTGAAGATAAATCTTACGATTACTATTTTTGGATTGATGCCGGATTATCTCACTGTGGTTTAATTCCAAATAAACATCTATCCTTGTCCGGACCTCATAATAGAGGTTATTATGAAAGTCCATTATTTAATAATTTGTTTTTAAATAATTTAATTAAAAATACCGGTGATAAATTTACACTTATTGGGAAAGAGAATGATAGGAATTTTTGGTCAGGAACAGTAAACCCAATACATTTTATTGAATATAATCGAAGTATTCATATTATAGGTGGAATGTTTGGTGGTAGAAAAGAATTGTGGGACCCAATCGTTCAATTATTTACAGATTACGTTTATAAAGTTTCTGAACACGATAAACGATTATACCACGAAGAAGATATTATGACGTTAATGTTTAGAAATCATCCTGATTTATTTTATGATTATTATTTTGAAACTTGGTGGCACGAAGATGAGAGAATGGCCGGAACGGATATGGCGGAACACGTTAAAAACAATAGAAGTTTTTATAAAATTTTAACAGAACTAAATAACATATATGAATAAAATAACTTTAGTAACCGGATTATGGGATATTGGTAGAAGCGACCTTCAAGAAGGGTGGTCTCGCTCATTTCAATATTATTTAGACAAATTCCAACAACTATTACAAGTTGATGTGAATATGATAATATTTGGTGATGAAGAATTGGAGGGGTTTGTTAATAATAATAGACGGTCTGAAAATACTCAATTTTTTAGAAGAGATTTATCTTGGTTTAAGAATAATGAATTCTATGAAAAAATACAAAAAATTAGAACTAATCCTGATTGGTATAATCAGGTTGGATGGTTAACTGATTCCACTCAAGCTAAATTAGAAATGTACAATCCTTTGGTTATGTCTAAAGTTTATTTGTTACACGATGCCAAAATTTTAGATAAGTTTGATTCGGAATATATGTTTTGGATTGACGCAGGTTTAACTAATACAATCCATCCCGGATATTTTACACACGACAAAGTTTTAGATAAATTACCAAAATTAGTTAAAAACTTTCACTTTGTTTGTTTTCCATATGAAACTAATAGTGAAATTCACGGATTCAAATATAATGAGTTGTGCGAATTAGCCGGTAAACCAGTTAATATGGTTGCCCGTGCCGGATTCTTTGGAGGTAAAAAAAATGTAATATCTGAAATCAATAGTATCTACTATGGTTTAATGAATGATACATTATCACAAGGTTTAATGGGTACCGAAGAATCTCTGTTTACGATTATGACTTATAAATATCCTAATTTAATTAGTTATTCCGAAATTGAAGGTAACGGACTAATGGGTAAATTTTTTGAAGATTTAAAAAATACTACGGTTGAGGTTAAATCAGAAGTAGTTAAAAATGTGACAGTAAATAATTTAGACTCATCCAAAGTAGGTCTTTATATTATAACATTTAATTCACCAAAACAATTAGAAGTTTTAATTCAATCAATGTTAGATTATGATAAAGATTTTATTGAAAAACCAAGAAAATTTTTATTAGACAATTCAACAGATTTATCAACAACACCAAGATATATTGAACTATGCGAACAATACGGGTTTGAACATATTAAGAAAGACAATATCGGTATTGTTGGTGGTCGAGTATTTGTTGCCGAACATTTTGATGAAACTGATTTAGATTTTTGTTGGTGGTTTGAAGATGATATGGCATTTTATCCTAAGAAAGGTGAAGTTTGTAGAAATGGATTTCCAAGATTTATTGATAATTTATATCAAAAATCATTAGAAATTGTAGAAAAAGAAAATTTTGATTTTTTAAAATTAAATTTTAGTGAATTTTTTGGTGATAACAGTGTCCAATGGAGTTGGTATAATGTTCCTCAGGATTTTAGACAATCACATTGGCCAAACAACGCAAAATTACCGGTTCAAGGTTTAGACCCGAACTCACCAAAAACAAAATTTGATGAGATTAATATTCATAAAGGATTACCATATGTGTCGGGTGAGATTTATTTATGTAATTGGCCAATAGTTTTAACCAAGAAAGGGAATTATAAATGTTATTTGGAAACTAAGTGGGCTCATCCGTTTGAACAAACTCTTATGTCATACGCTTATCAAGAAACTGTTAAAGGTAATATAAAACCCGGACTATTATTATTAACCCCAACTGAACACAACCGATTTGAACATTATGATGGGTCGTTAAGAAAAGAAAGCTAATTCCGTATTACGAAGTATTTATAATAAAAACTTTAGATGGAATTTTTTATAAAGAAAAACGCAACCTTACCCCTCCTTAAACTCCAAGTAGTAAAAGATGGTAGAAGTGATTACAATAATTTTATGGAATTGTTGGAAACTTCCACCATATTCTTTTCTATGGTTAATACCGAGAATGGGATTCCTAGAATAACTTCAAGACCTGCTGGATTTGTTGAAAAAATATTTGACGACCCCAATGCAGAACCTGAATATTATATTTACTATCAATTTACCAAACAAGACACGAGTATTGAGGGTAGATATGAAGGGCAGTTTTTGGTTAAAACATTTGAGGGTAATGTTATTTTACCTGTTAGAGAAAAATTGTTTATTTATATTCAAGAGTCGTTTATTGCTGACGATTTAGAATATAACACTTGTTATACATCAACATTCCCTTGTTGTGGAAATCCTATAATAGTTGATAACCCAAATGAAAATAATGTAACTATTGTTCCCCAATATTATCCTGGGTCTATTGGTGCTTTGTATACTGCAACGTCGAGGTATGTTGCCGATACAGATATGACGGTATCGTTTAAAAATGTTTTGGGTGTTATTGATGGGGAACCAATTACTATTAATACTTCGGTAACAATTTACACCGGTTATAAGGAGGCTACGACTGAAATAATAGTTGATGATGATTTTAATAGATTAAATTTATCTACATTATTTTCAGATGTTGTATTAACTTCGGATAGTTATTCTCAATATGATTTAATGCCGATTATTGATAGTCCAATTATTATTGAGCCAATAGGACCAAGACCAAGACCAAGATTTGTATTTGCAACAGTTGTTAGTTGTTGTGATGGATTAACATATTGTATGGGAGATATTCCAATAACAATGCCATTAGGAACAACGTTAGTTGGAAATGATGGTTTTTGTTATATTTTAAAAGATTTTCAAGACATTTGTGATGTTGATTTATCGTTCAGTGGTAAATATTATAAAGATTGTAGAACTTGTACTGGTAGAAATCCTTGTAATGTAGTAAAACCAACTCCAACACCTACACCAACATCGACACAAAACCCTTGTTTAGTTACTCCGACACCAACACCTACACCAACAAAAAGATGTAACACACCGGTATTAAATACCGTTATAAATACAAGTGGTAATACATTTTTAGTATATTTTAGTAATACTGGATGTTGTAATTCGTCTATTGTAAATTGGTCATCAGATAACATTAATTTTACAAGTGTTAGTGGTGTGTGTAGTTCACCGGTAAGTATTACTTTGACAGGTTCATTACCATCAGTAATTTATTTTAATGTAACCACAATTTGTGATGGTTGTCCAACAACAACATCTAATACCGTTATATACTATGTTGTAAAACCAACAAGAACACCTACTCCAACACCAACAAAAACAATTGGTTCAACACCAAACCCTACACCGACAACTACCACGACACCAACACCAACAACAACACCAACAGTAACACCAACTAAAACATCCACACCAACACCAACTAAAACACCAACACCAACTAGACGAATTATTAATATACCTTATAATGTTTTATCTTGTTGTGGTACTTTATCAGGTGTGGTAATTTTACCATCAACTTTTATTATTGGAAGTACTATTCTTCTGAATGGTACTTGTTATACAATCACCGGAACAGCTATAAAGGGGTCTATACCAACATTTTATTGGGACAATTCAACAATATACTCTGGTTGTTCAAGTTGTATTAGTATAAATCCTTGTGCTTTAACACCTACCCCAACAAAAACAAAGACTCCAACACCAACACCAACTACCACAGTTACTAGAACACCATTATCAACCAGAACTCCAACCCCGACACCAACGCAAACTGTTACAAAAACATCAACTCCAACGGTTACACCAACAGTTACAACGACAAGAACACCAACACCAACTGTAACACAAACAAGGACTCCAACCCCAACAATAACTTCATCACCATTACCCCCAATTATCGGTTATTTCCAAGATTGTTGTGATGCAAATATTAAAATTAAAGTTGGTTCAATGTCAAGTGGTTTAACCATAGGTGCGTCATATTATTTAGAAACTAGTGGTTATTCAGGTTGTGTGGTGGTAATTTCTGAAACAAACACTAATCTTCAATTTAATAGTTCAAATTTAACTATTTTTAATGATTGTCCGGATTGTTTGTCAAAATTAAGTATTGTATGTCCAACACCGACTCCAACACCTACAAAAACAACTACTCCTACGAGAACTCAAACACCAACACCGACAGTAACATCAACGGTAACAACAACACCAACAAAAACACCAACTATGACACCAACACCGTCAGCACAATCATCGTGTAATAATTGTGGAATTAGTGGGTATTCATACATAATATCAAATACAACACCACAAACAGTTCCATCACCACCATCAGGTGTTTATAGAAATGCTATATGGGGGTCAATTTCTAACACATTTTCACCAATGATGGTAACTGTTTGGTATACCATTTATACGGGTAATACAGGGTTCAACAATATTACACAAGCATATCCAACAGGTTATACGTGGACTCAATTAAACACTGTTCAAATTATACCACAATGTAATGAGGACATTTTGTTTGGTTGGGTAGATTCTTCACAAGTTCAATCTTTATATTTACAGGTTAGAAATGTTTCAGGCACAATACTTTATCAATATGATTTAGGTTGGAAAAACAATCCATTTGACCCGTGTGCCGCTAATATGTTTCAACGAGCGTACACGAACATCGTTCCCATCACCGGAGATATAACTAATACTAAATTTAAATTAGTAAACCCATCAATAAATGTACCCGGACCTCAATAAATAAAAAAAATATAATTATGCCATTTTCATCATCATTTTGTTTAACAAATATAGGTAGTTTACAATTAGGAACATCAGTTGATTTTTATTCTGATGTGGATAGTTATACAGACCCTTTTCAAACAGATATTTTATTATCAAATATAACCGGAGTTAACTGTCCATATGTATTAACTAATATTCCAAACGGAACAACAACACTTCAAATTTTAGATGTGAATTCATCTTGTTGTGTCACAATACCAATATCTCAAAATACGATATGCGATATATGTGATTTAGGGTTTGACTCTTATTCATCAACTACTTTGAGTAGAATTATTGCTGGAAACTTAACCGGTAGTTGTGATAATAATATAACAGATTATTTAATTGAGTGGTATAATATTAGTAATTTAAACACACCTGTTTATACTTCAGGTTACGGTACATTATTCCAACCATATGGATTTACACATCCTTTAATTGGTATTAGTAGTATTCCTGCGTTATCCGGTACCTATGTTCCGGTTATTAAAAAAGTTAGATTAAATGGTATAAACTATTCTTCTCAGCTAGAAACAGGATTTGTTCAAGCAACATTAAATTGTTTCACAAATACAACGGTAAGTGTATCACCATTAACGTGTGACAACGGAACCAATCAGGGCGACTACACCCATTTATTACAATTTTCAGGTGCCTCTCAAGGTCAATCACCAGTACCGGTGCAGGCAACGTTTTTATTATCAGATACTACTAACTATTTTGCTTGGAGATTTAATGGATATAGTGTTCCTGACACAGTCAAGATAACGTATTATGGAACATATTACAATAACACACCAATTATTTTAGAATATTATAATGTTGGGAATGATAATTCAACAACAAATTTCTCAAATAATCTAAATCCTAAATTAGTAAGAAATTTATTATATTCTCAACAACCGGGATTCAATAGGGTAACCTGTTTAACTGGTTTAACTAGAAGTGTTGATGATTATTTAGTTTTAGAAATTACACCAAACATATTAAACTTTAAAACTGATTATGATTTTTATTTCACTTGTTTAGAGACATTTAATTGTGATACTTGTTTTAACAATTATTTAAATTCACCATATAAAATACAAGGTAGTTCAATTACCGGAATAACTCAAAGTTGTAATAGACTTTATATCTCTTTTAACACTAGTGGATGTACAACATCAGATATTGAGAATACAGATTATTATAAATATTTTTATACTCCATCAATAATTTCACCAATTTTTAATAGTGCTGCAAGATATGATATCAACGGATTAATATCATCATTTAATACACATTGGTTTTCAGGTGTATCGTGTAGTCAACAAGGTTCCGCTTTTCAAACAGTTTGTAAACCATTTAGTAATAACACATTATCATTTACAAAAAATTTAAGTGGTGTTAATGGTATTGGTAATGTATATATGACATTTTCAAATTATAATGATTTAATAGATTTTAATGATTCATATAATTTAATATTATCTTACGCAACAATCATTTCCGACCCAACAGATATTAGGTATTACCGATTTATATATTTAAGGGTTCCGATTCTTAGTTTAGACCCAAATACGGCATTAAATGAAAGTTGTGGTGATAGTACGGGATTTAAGGATTATTTTTTACACACTAGTTCTGTGATGACAACAGGTTCAACAAGTAATGGTTGGTTTATGAATGTTACTATGCCAACAATAACAAAACAAATTAGTTTTACTAATTGTGAATTATATTGTGATAGTTATATCGATAATGTGGTCACAACAATTAATAATTCTTCTACGGGAGATAGTTTAAATAACATATCTTGGATTAACAATAGTGGTAATCGTGTTGATATACCGTTCTACGGATTTACTCAAATTACGTTAAATAATAATATTAATACCGGGTCAACATTTCAAAATTACGAAATAATTAGTTCGTATTTAAATAAAACATTACCAATGTCGGGAACAAATTATACAATAATACCGTCATTATCGGCACAAACTTGTGATTTAATTGGTGAGTATCGTTCTCAAAATTATTTATCCGGTTATAATGACGATTATTATATAAAATATCAATATGATTACAGAGCGGAACTAACAAATGTATTAAATATTAATGATTTTAAAATACTTGCTAAAAATTTGGTTAATGGTGTCCCAACCGGTAACTATTTTAGAATTTATGAAAAACAAAATGGTGTGGTAATTTATTCCGACCCCAACTTTATAATCTAACAAAAAGACCTTCGGGTCTTTTTTTTTATCCATTTGACTTAACCAAACATTTCCAATATATTTATAGGGAACAAGACAAACCTGACTTATGTCGGAGCCAATATGTCACTCTAAAAAATATAATATGGTAACACAAGAAGAAATTAAGGCGTTCCTTGAAGGGAATGACCCCGAAGAGCACATAGTTGCTATCGAGTATGATTACGTCACCGACGCAATCTACAAAATCAAAGAAATCCCGGGTCAGGGAAAAATAATCAAAAAAGATACATTTACGGCATTTGCTTGGGTTGGAGACCTCAGAGATTTGAATTTTTATTCAAAATCTAAAGACCAACAAAAAGAAGCAATGAAAAAACACGGAATCATCATTGATAAGTTAGAAACCAAAGGAAATGAAAGATTAGAAAAAGGTCTTAAATTTATGGTTAAGTCAATGAAGGGTTACCGTTCACTTATCCAATTCTTTAAAGAGGGTGGTGTTGACCCTTGGGGTGAAAAAACAAAAGGAAAACTAACGGTACTTCCACCGGTTGAGCAGTTCCTTATCTCAAGAGAGAAGAGGTTATTCAAAGGGTATGAAGAATACAACGACATCACTAGACTCGGATTTGACTTGGAGACGACCGCTTTGGAACCAAAGGATGGTCGTATATTTATGATTGGAATTAAAACCAACAAAGGATACCAAAAAGTTATTGAGTGTGCTGACGAAGACCAAGAAAGAAAAGGGTTGGTGGAATTCTTCAATATTATTGATGAGATTAAACCATCAATTATTGGTGGATACAATTCAGCGAACTTTGATTGGTTTTGGATTTTTGAGAGATGTAAGGCACTTAATTTAGACATCAAAAAGATTGCCAAATCTTTAAACCCGTCAAGACCTATCTCACAAAAGGATGGAATGTTAAAACTTGCAAACGAGGTGGAAAGATATTCCCAAACTCAATTGTGGGGTTATAACATTATAGATATTATCCACTCAGTTCGTAGAGCACAAGCAATCAACTCAAGTATTAAGTCCGCAGGTCTTAAATATATTACCCAATATATTAAAGCAGAATCTCCCGACCGAGTTTATATTGACCACTTAGAGATTGGTCCGATGTATGCTAAAAAAGAAGAGTATTGGTTAAATGTTGAGAATGGTAAGTATAAAAAAGCGAATAATCCGGACTTCAATAATTTAGATACAAGATTCCCGGGCAAATATGTAAAGGTAACCGGAGATAATATTGTGGAGAGATATCTTGATGATGACTTGGAAGAAACGTTGACAGTGGATGATGAATTCAACCAAGGAACGTTTCTACTTGCATCGATGGTACCAACAACATACGAGAGAGTTTCCACAATGGGAACCGCAACTCTATGGAGAATGATTATGTTGGCTTGGTCATATAAAAACAATTTGGCGATACCCCAAAAAGAAGATAAGACCGACTTCGTAGGAGGTCTCTCACGACTACTTAAAGTTGGATACTCTACCAACGTATTAAAACTAGATTACTCTTCCCTATATCCATCTATTCAGCTCGTACACGATGTATTCCCTGAGTGTGATGTTATGGGGGGTATGAAAGGTATGTTGGCTTACTTCCGTAACTCACGTATTATGTATAAAAACTTAGCATCTGAGTTTTATGAATCTGACCGTAAAAAATCTTTATCGTATGACCGAAAACAATTACCGATTAAGATATTCATAAATAGTATGTTTGGAGCGTTATCCGCACCACACGTTTATGAGTGGGGAGATATGTTTATGGGGGAACAGATTACTTGTACCGGAAGACAATATCTTCGTCAGATGATTAAGTTCTTTATGAAGAAAGGATATACTCCTTTGGTTATGGATACCGATGGTGTGAACTTCTCAAAACCTGAGGGTTGGGAGAACAGAAGATACGTAGGTAAAGGGTTGAATTGGAAAGTTAAAGAGGGTAAGGAATACACCGGTGATGACGCTGACGTTGCCGAGTTTAACGATATGTTTATGAGAGGTGAGATGGCCTTGGATACAGATGGGACTTGGCCTTCGTGTATTAACTTGGCTCGTAAGAACTATGCGGTTATGGAGGCGAGTGGTAAAATTAAACTTACCGGTAATACCATCAAATCAAAGAAACTTCCATTATATATTGAGGACTTCTTAGATAAAGGAGTGAAAATGTTATTGGAAGGTAAAGGACAAGAGTTTATTGAGTGGTACTATGAATACCTACAAAAAATCTACGATAAAGACATCCCTCTTATGAAGATTGCTCAGAGAGCGAAGGTGAAGTTATCAATCGACGAGTATAAGAAACGTTGTACTCAGAAGACAAAGGGTGGTTCGTTAATGAGTAGAATGGCCCATATGGAACTAGCCATTAAGGAGAATTTAAAAGTATCGTTAGGTGATGTTATTAGTTATGTAAATAATGGTGAGAGAGCGTCACACGGAGATGTTCAAAAAGTTACAAAAAATTTATACACTAAAAAAACTTTGGAACAATATGTTTCTGAACACGGAAAAGAACCTGAGATTAAATCAACATCACACATTCAATTAAATTGTTATATATTAGACCCTACTGAGATTGAGAACAATCCGGATATGAGAGGTGATTATAATGTGGCACGAGCAATCACAACGTTTAATAAGAGAATTGGTCCATTATTGGTGGTGTTTAAAGAAGAAGTAAGAGAACAACTAATTGTTGATAATCCTGAAGACAGAGGGTTCTTCACTAAAGAACAATCTGAACTTATAAATGGTGTCCCATTTAAAGAGGGTGACCAAGACAGATTAAAAGAAGACGTGTTGGATATTAGTGAAGGTGAAATTAAATATTGGGAGAAACGAGGAATGAGTCCTGATTACATTTACGATTTAGCATCTGAGGGATGGGAAGAATACATAAAATAAAAAAGGGGTTAATACCCCCTTTTTTTTATTCTAATTTTAAACCATCTGAACTAATTATGTACCAATTATTATCGACTTTAAAAAATTCAACACAAGCTCCTTTATCAATAAGTATTTCATCATATTGTTCATCTATTTGTCCCATCATTGGAATAATTAAAACTTTAGTTAATGTTTTAATTACAATATGTTCAGTTGTATTTTGGTCTAAAAGTATTTTACAATAATCAACATCTTTAACCAAAATAAATTCTTCCCCATTTGTTCTATGTTCGGGAATTACAATTGTTTTAATTGGTGGTTGTGTCGGTAAATTGGACATTGACCCAAATAATTTTTTACCTGTTTTTGTTCTTGTTATAAATGTCATATAAATTAAATTACGTATATTTGTCTTGGCATTGCTCTAAACTTTAATTGTTTATTTAAGTTCTCAGCAATTAACGCCTCTCGTTCCATAACCTTTTCAGGTTTTAATCGTGTTAATCTACCTTCAGCCCCAATTAATTCTTCAATAAGTTTGGATTTTTCATCTTTTGCTTCAGTTGATAATGACGCATAATCCATTTGTAATTCACTATCAGGTGTTTTGATGTTTCCACTAAATTTACCACGAACTCTTGCTAATGTTTCTTTGACATAAGCGGTAAACCAACGACGAATCCAAACTTGTGCTGGATTATTTAAATCTACCCAATCAATCTCATCAAAAGGAACATCTGATGGTAATTTAATAATGTCCGGATTATCTTTTAAACATTTATCTCTATCGGCACCTTCAGTATCGTAATACCAATACCATACTTTACCCCTCATCATTGTTGCATTTCCGAAGTCAAACTTACCACCGGGAACTTGCATTAAATGTAATGCTTTTTTACCCTCAGGTAAAGCAGTAATTCTATAAGTTAATTCACCGGCAATAATTCTTCTTTGAATATTTATTTCTTGCATTCTTAATAACATATCAAATGCCGGCATCATAAAATATGACCCTGACATACCCATTTGAGAGAATCCTTCCGGACCACCTAAACCACCGGCACCTAACGCACCGAATGTCCAAGGGTCAAATAATAGATTATTAAGTTCAGCTGGAGTGTACCACATTACTTCATTAATTTCTCTACCTGCCGGTATCTCATAAATCTGTTGTCCCCTTACTAATTCAATATAATCTTTTTTAAGTTCCCAATCACCACCCGCTTGTAGTCCAACAATTTTAGAATAAGCGTAAGTATAACGAGTTTCATAATCTAAACTTTTAGTTATGAAAGCCCTAGATAACGATTGTGTGTCAAGATTAAGATTATACAATGATGTCCATTGAGATTCAATTAACCAATCTTGAACATATTGTGAATAATCACTTATAGATAGTTCTAATAAACTATCCATCATCTCATCTTCAATTTCAACAGAAACTAAGGGTGCTCCTAATTGATGACGAATTCTGGTATAGAGTTGAGTTCTTTGAGGTTCTGCGATAATTGCCATATAGATTTGTGTTTCTATATAAATATCATCTAAGAGTATAAATTAAATCTTCTTCAGGAAAAACAAAATTTCCATCTAAAATTTTACATCTTTTGTTGTCAAAAATTAAAATTTCTTTATTGTTTTTTGCAAAAATTAACCAATTTGTTCTATAGGGTTGTACGTTCGCTGATTCGAATATTGTTGTAAATCCATTATTAGTGTTAGTGTGACCAAATGGTTTTATTTGTGCAGTTTTTAAAATACCATCAACAATTATTTCACAATCGACACCACCAATCATATCTTCACTACTACCAAGTTTACCAACGGATTTAACATTATCATCACCAAATTGTCTTTTAAGGATTTCAATTGTGGTGTCTTCACGTTTTTGACCCCAAGTGTGGGTTTGACCCAACACCATCATAAGAGATTGGAATGTTGAGGATTCGGGATTAAAGATTCTTGTTTTGTATTCGTCAATAATATTAACAAATCTTTTAACTTGGTTAATTTGTTCAAATATACCTAAATTATTGAATGATATTGGTTGTTGTTTTTGGGAAGATAACAGTTTGTTAACATCTCTAAGTAGTACACAAAAACAACTATAATTTGTATTTAATTTATTTATAACTGAACGACCTTCTTGTTCTAAATCATATATTCCGGACATCTCCCCCTCACCATATTTTCCTTTATCATAATAATTTTTAGAAAAAACATCTTTTAAGATATTGTTTATTGAATTTTTAAATAAATTTTTAACTCTTGGGTTTGTATTGAATACTTGTCTAATTTCTTCAACTTTTGATGGTGAACATTTTTCGGCTTTTGATTCTGATAAAACTAATGTTATTTTTCTATCCGTTTCATTTTTTTTAATCTCTTCAATAATAAGATTAGCTTTGTTTTCTGTATTTTTCATAAAGGCTTATTTTAATATAAATATGTAAACAACCGAATTAACCCCGGTTGTTTATCTTATTCATAATGTTTGAGATAAAATCTCCTTTGTCTTCTAAATCATCCCCCATCACGGTTCCAATGTTTTGTTTTTTTTGATTTACCATATCATAAATGATTCCTTCTATTGAATTATCAAATATTGGATAGTAAACTGATACCGAATTTTTTTGTCCGTATCTATACGCTCTGTCTTCCGCTTGAGCTAAGTCACCCGGAACAAACGATAGGTCATTAATGATTACTGCCTCAGCGGCGGTCAGTGTGATACCAACTCCTGCGGCCTTAATATTTCCAACAAACACCTTAATCTTTTCATTATCTTGAAATTGGTCAACAGCATATTGTCGTTTAGGTTTTGATGTTGAACCATCTAATCTTACGGCTTGTTTACCAAAATAGTCGGCAATTCTGTTTAATGTCTCAGTAAAGTTGGTAAAGATAATAACTTTTTTGTCTTGTTCCAAAATATTTTCAGCTAATTCTATAGTATCTTTAATTTTTTCTTCGGCAATAACCTGACGAACCTTCATTAACTTACTGAACTGAACTGTTAAAGATGTTGATTCATCGGGGTTTCTATTATACCAATCATAGTATTCACCCATCAACCCTTCATAAAGTTTTGACTTTAATCTTAGATAAACCGGTGTAATAATTTTTTCAGGTAAATCTAAAACATCGGTTTTTAATCTACGTAAAACTTGACGAGATGTCCTATCTCTTAATTCTTCCAAATTGGTTGCTCCGGCAACATTCCATATTTTTCTTTTTCCTGCGGTAAATTGATAACCACCACAATATCTGATAGCATAAGCCATCCAGTTTTGAGCGGTTGGACTCTCAATAATTGATAATAGATTAAAATAGTTCATAGGTCGGTTAGTCATCGGTGTCCCGGTTAATAACCAAACTCTTTCACATTTTTTGGTAAAACTATTGACCAATTTTGTTCTTGCCGCAGTACCATTACTAACATAATGTGCCTCATCTAAAATAATTAAATCAAATTCACCTTTGGTGATTAAAGAATTTTCTTTATCTTTAAGGTCGTAGAAGTTTTTAAGAATATCGTAATTAACAATCACAAAATCGTGTTCATTTGACCAATTCTTACTCTCAGAAATATAAACACTTCTATCAGAATAGTTTTCAATCTCACGTTGCCAGTTGATTTTCAAAGATGCCGGACAAATTATAAGAATCTTTTTGGCTCCCGTTTCTAACGCCGCAATAATAGTTGAAGTAGTTTTACCCAATCCCATATCATCAGCAAGAATAAATCTTTTGGAACCCGCTAATTTCTCAATAGCTTCTTTTTGATGAGTAAGAGGTGGTCGGTGTGAATACTTTTCGTAATCAATCTCAACATTCTTAATTGTGTGTGTTTTAATTAAAGCACCTTTAGGTAGCCAAAATTCGTGGATGGTTTCACCCTCTAAAATTTTACCCCAAACGTGGTAGGATTTTTCTTTCTCAACTAATAGCTTTTCAACCCATACCTGTTCAGGGATTTTTAGTAGTAATTTTTCATCGGCAATCTTTTTAGCAAAATAGGGGTCTAAATCTACCCACCTTTTGGCTACCTTTGGTGTGACTTCATAATAATTTGTAATATAATCGCATTGAGACCTTGTTGGAAAAAATCTTTTATTGGTCTCTTTTTGATGTTTTAATTTTAGGATGTAGTTATTTGCCCCTTGATAAGTTTCAAGGAGATTTAACGCTCGTTGTTCTATTGTTAAATTAGAATTTTCAGATATATTGTTTTCCAAATTTAATCTTTTAATAGAAATATAACATATTTTATAATATTTATCAATATGAATAATAAAGTACCAATAACAAGAATAGGTAAATTCTTCGGGGCTGAGGATTTTAAATTACAACAGGACTTTGGAACCGAATGGTTACACGGGTGGATGAATTTTACATTGGTTTTATATCGTGTTGATAGATATAAAACTAAAACTGATGACGTTTATGGTGAAACAGCATCTGATGGTATTAAATTTTTACCACCAGTTGAGTTTAAAGGATATGTTCAAATTATGGCACCTGAGAACAAGTATTTAGGTAATTCTAAAATAGACCAAATGGAACCGGGTAATATGAAAGTATCAGTTTATCAAAGAGATTTAGATGAATTGGAGGTGGATATTAATTATGGCGATTATATTGGGTATTATGAAACAGAAGATAAGGTAAGATATTATACGGTTAATAATGATGGAAGGGTTACTTCTGATAATAAACACACTTATGGTGGATACAAACCTTTTTATAGAACAATAATGGCGTCACCGGTAACTAATAACGAATTTAGAGGATTATAATGAAAGTAATAATTACAGAGAGTAAGGTGTCTAATTCAATCTATAACTATATTGATGAAACCTTTGACCCAAATAATATGGATTGGATATATGGTATTGATGAAGATGAAGATGGATATCCGGATATTGATAGAGAAAATGAAAATTTTTTAATGTTTTACAAAGGAGAATATGAAGGTTACGAAGATTCTGATTTTGTTTTTCATTATTTTGATGTTGATTTCTATGATAAGAACGACCCATCACATAAACCTTTTAGAGATGAAGCACCAATATTAGATGTTTTAGGTGAAAATGGAAGACATTTAGATAGTATGTTTGGAACTCATTGGAAAGAACCGATGAAAAAATGGTTTAAAGATAACTTCAAATTACCAGTTAAAACCGTATCAACGTATTACAATTATGAAATTAATAATTAACGAAAATCAATATAGGAAATTATTTGAAGATGTTACAAATAATGAAGAAAAACAACATTTAGGTGATAGGGTTATGGTTTATTATAATTTACATAAACACACCTTTTCAGTAAGTTATAACGGACGAGTTATTGCTCACGCGGATTACGTTAAATTACTTGATGTTGAATTTAGAGTTAGACAAGGTGGTAGAGATAAAGTATTAAAAGACAAAAGAAAAAATGTTCATTCATTTGTGATTGGAACTTTGGTTGATTATTGTAATTATCCTTGTGAAGATATGCCGAGTGAACCTAATAACAATATTGTGACTTATAACCCATATAAGTATAACTCATTTGTTATGAAAGACACTGAAGAACCCGTATATAAAGCGGATATAGTAAAAATGATAAATTCTAAGAACAAAATATTTATAATAAATTAAAAAAATGGGTTTACCAAGTAAAATAAAAAAAAACTTACCACTAACTGAACCAAAAACTCTTTTACCAAGAAGACAAGAACTTTTGGACAAAATCAATAAAGACGGAACTTATCTTCCAAAATCTTTATTGCACGCCGACTTGGACAGAGGGTTTTTAGATTTTGTTAAAGATGAGTTAAAAGTGGTTGTTGAAGGTAAGACAATTCCAACGGTTGATATTATTGTTACAACTCAAAATTGGGCTCAATTTACCGAAACTTGGAACTTTCAAAATATAGATAAAAACGCCGAACCACCATTTATAACAACAATTAGACTACCCGAAGTTAAATTTGGTACAAACCCTTCGTTGTTATATAACATACCAAATAGAAGACAATATTTTTATGCTCAAGTTCCAACTTGGGATGGACAACGAAATGGTATGGATGTTTATACAATACCTCAACCGGTTCCGGTGGATATTACTTATTCTGTTAAAATTATTTGTAATAGAATGAGAGAGTTAAATAAACTCAATCAAACTATTCTTGAAAAATTTGCATCAAAACAAGCTTATGCCGTGATTAAAGGTCATTATATTCCAATTGTTATGGGTAATATTACCGATGAGTCCGTTATGGATGTTGAGAAAAGAAAATACTATATTCAAAGTTATGAATTCACAATGTTAGGATTTTTAATTGACGAAGATGAATTTGAAGTATCACCAGCAATAACAAGAGTTTTACAAGTTGTTGAATTTGATAAGACCACAACAAGACGTGGTAAGAGAAAAAAAGACGAGGAGGGTGTTGGAAGTCAAGCATTATTTATTGTTGGCACCACTACTTTAACACAATTATTTAGTTATATTGTTGATATTAAAATTGGTGATACAACAAATATAGATTCGTTTGATGTCTATATCAACGATGATTATTATGGTAGTGATTTAGAGTTAATACAAATTAATTCAGGTGATATTTTAAGAATTGATGTAGTTAAAACTGACAACCAATTAGAATCAAGTATTCAATTCATAGATAAGATACTTTAATCTTCTCCGTAGATATCTTTTTTTTCTTTACACTTTTCAACAATAAGTCTTTCTAAGAACCGGTACATTTTAATACCTCTCTTTTCACAGTAGGTTTTAAGAATCTCGTGTGTCTCCACCGATATCTTTAAATTTTTAATCTTTTTGATGTCTTCATCCATAAGTAGAAAAAAGGTAGAAAATAATCTCCCTAAAATATAAATAGTTGCTACGAAGTAAAGTATTTTGATTTTTTTTTAATATTTATATATAAATAAAATTATAAACAAGACAAACTAATGGCAACAAACAGCAAAGTATTCGTATCACCTGGGGTATATACTTCCGAAGTTGATTTAAGTTTCGTAGCACAGAGTGTGGGTGTAACCACATTAGGTATTGTTGGTGAGACTCTTAAAGGTCCAGCTTTCGAACCTATTTTTATACGAAATTTTGATGAATTTACTAACTTCTTTGGAGGGACAACACCTGAAAAATTTATTAATACACAAATACCGAAGTATGAAGCTTCGTATATCGCAAAAGCTTATTTACAACAATCTAATCAGTTGTTTGTAACTAGAATTTTGGGATTGTCAGGATATGACGCGGGACCATCTTGGTCTTTTAGAACAATCGCGAACGTAGATAAATCAACAGTAGGTTTCCAATGTTCAGGTTTTACATATGATATTAATACTTGTACTAACATATGTACAGGATATACTATCACTCCATTCACATTCACCTTTACTGGATGTAATAGTGGGATTGGTACGGTTCAAGTATTTAATGTTCCAACATTAATCTCAAATAAAATAAATGATACTTACGAAACATTTAATGGTAGTACATCAAGACTTTTAGATAATATTCAATCACAGTTATTTGACATTATAACAACACCAAGTAGTTCAGCAACATCGATTAACTACTATGGAACTATTTCAGGTTCTGACTATAACTCTTTAAGCGCTTATACATCTGAAAATAATGTCTATGGTATTGATAGTGTAAGTTCAACTAACGCAGATTATACTGACGCAAATAACGACCCTTGGTATTATTCTTTATTTGATAATAATAGTGGTTCATATAGTGGTTTCTCATTCTATAATGTTGTTAGTGCTTTAACCGCCACTACGTCATTATCAAATTGTGCAACATTCTATTCATTTTCTATGAGTTCTGCAACAGTTTCAAATACTGTTGGTAGTATAAATTATAATAACAATACAATTAGTGTTGTATTACCACAAGGAACACCAACATCAGGATTAACAGCATTAACTGTTATGTTCAGTTCTTGTACTACAAATGTTAAAGTTAGTGGTGTTACACAACAAAGTTCAGGAACAACCCAAAATTTCTCAGCGGGAACTAAACAATATGTTTTAGTGTCTCAAGATAGTGGAACAACAAAAAATTGGACAGTAAATGTTTCTATATATAATCCTTGTAATCCTGCAACATCAGGTAACACAGGTTCAAATAATACCGGAATAATAACAACTTGTTATAGTGGTACGGTAAGTGGTAAAATTTACACATATTCAGGTGTTTCGTATACTGATTTTGATGATATGGTTATAGCAACTCTTCGTTCAAGAGGTATTGCAACTTATGGTACGGGTAGTGATGGACCGGTTTATGAAGTTACAGGAGCGACTGATGTATCTATTAATTGTACTGCATCAACTTATTCAAATATTAATAAAAATCCATTTGCAACGTTTGGTCTTAATGTGACTGATTATGATGGTAATACATTCTTCTTCGAAACATCATTTAGTGAATCAGATTCTAAATACTTACCAAAAGTATTTGGTTCTTCAAACTTTGCTAAACCAAGAACAACAGTTCCGGTATTTGTTGAAGAAAGATTCCAAGCATTATTGAATTATGGATATAATAAAGGTTATATTAGAGGTTTAAATTGTAATTTATTAGATTTACCAAGAGCGGCGGGTAGTGGTAACGCATCCTCAATCGCTTACTACTTAGAAAGATATCAAACACCGGTTTCTCCGTGGGTTGTTTCTGAAGTAAGAGGTAACAAAGTATTTAATTTATTTAGATTTGCAACAATATCTGATGGTAATGCTGCTAATACTGAAGTTAAAATATCTATTGCAAATATGTCTTTTGGTAATTTAACATTTGATATTTTGGTTAGAGACTTCTTTGATACGGATAATAATCCGGTAGTTATTGAGAAATTTACAAATTGTACTATGAACCCAAATGATAATTCATTTGTGGCCAAGAAAATTGGTACAACTGATGGTGAGTATGAGTTGAATTCAAAATACATTATGGTAGAAATGAATGAAGACGCACCAATTGACACATTACCTTGTGGATTCCAAGGATTTAAATTTAGACAATATGGTTCATCAAGGTCTCCATTCCCAATATATAAAACTAAATATGATTATCCAGGTGAGGTAGTATTTGACCCCCCATTTGGATTAAGTTCAGGTGGTAATGACGCTACTCTAAGTCCGGGAGATAATGTTCGTAGAACTTACTTAGGTATTTCAACAGGAAACGGAGCAGGATACGATGTCGATTTCTTCCAATATAAAGGAAAACAAAGACCATTAAATATATGTATTGATAGTGATGCTGCGGAATGGTTAACACTGACAAAAGGTTTCCATATGGATAAAAATGCAAGTGGTATTACAATATCAAACGCATTTACTACAAGTGGAACTCCGGCATATTACGTTGGTGATACAACATTTACATCTGACCCAACAAGTGAATCAAGTCCTTACTACAGAATATACTCACGTAAATTCTCATTATTAGTACAAGGTGGTTTTGACGGATGGGATATCTATAGAGAATCAAGAAGTAATACGGATAGATTTAAATTAGGTAGACAAGGTTTCTTAAACGGATACTGTCCGGATATTCAATATCCAACGGCCACAGGATGGGGAGCATTCAAGAAAATTACCGTTGGAAACAATAGTGTTGATTATGGTAATTCTGATTACTACGCATACTTATTAGGACAACAAACATTTTCAAATCCTGAGGCGGTTAATATCAACATATTTGTTACTCCGGGTATTGATTATTCAAATAACTCTGATTTAGTTGAGGAGGCGATTGAAATGATTGAGTTTAACAGAGCTGACTCATTATATATTTGTACAACGGCTGATAGTGATTTATTTATTCCAAGTCCTGACCCAAGTGCATTAATTTACCCACAAGAGGCGGTAAATATTTTAGAAGAAAG